CCAGGTGCTCCAATTTGCAGTGCCATTAGCCCAGGTCAGGCTCTGACTGGCCAGATTAGCCCAGGTCAGTTCCAATTCGTCAGGATAATAGCGGCGATCATGTATGGGCATTATGCAAATTCCGTTTTATTGGTATAATTAGTGGTGTTACCGGTAGCCTCGACTGTGGTCACCGTGGCTTCTGCTTCCGGACTAAATGTGCCAGCTGGATTACGATATTGAACTCTAAACACATAAGTTCTACCAAAATCTAAACCAGTAATTGTATGTCTATATGCGGGCACTCCGCCAGATTCCGAATTCTGAACAGCTGGAACTTCTTGCCAAAAATTATATGCGGTCTGGCTTTGCAATCTATATTCCATGACTAAGGTTGCAGCATCTTCCGTATATTTAACATATACATCCACTGCAGTTACTTGCCCTGTGCTGCGTTGCGTTAGGTAACTTTCTATGCTAAGGATTTCTGCTGCGCTCAATGCACTAGGACTGGGATAATATATGTCTGCTATCTCTCCACTGCCTGCGGCAGCGCGCGTAATGGCTCGGGCCTCGGGCACTATTTCTGGTTCTTCACCATAGATATTGTCATCATGTTCAGCTGCAATTATGCCAAATGTATAGTCTGAATTCACAGTAAGATTGGTTATTCGAAATTTACCATCAATAACTAATCCGCTGGGTGTGGTCTGCGTGAAACTGCTACCGGGATAATTGCGTGTGCTATAACCATACTGTATGGTAACAATATCACCTATATCCAGGATGGCTGCACTGCTGTCTGCGGTTAGGCCTATGGTTTTACTACGACTGCGGCTTCGTTGTAGAATTATTCTAGCCAAATTATGTGCAGTGGTAGCACTAACAATATGTTCTAGGGTTAAATCCAGCTGATTTAACCTATTGTTGTCTTCAGTCTGATACTGCAAATCCAGTGCACTGCCCGGAGTGGGATAGGTTAATTCTACTGCCTCATAGGTAGGATTGTCAGAACCTATGCCACCTCCCATGTAGGTCACCACCACACGATTATATTTGGTCTGTGTGTTTTCTGCCTCTATGCTGATTTCACCTATGATATTGGTATGATTCAAGGTCATAACAGGATTACTGGCAATGGCATATACGCTGCCATCTATACCATTATCTTCTACGGCCAGTCTGAATCGGCCCTGACTGTAGGGCAAACTGCATCGCATATTTTGCAGCATGGTTTTTACATTATCCATGATTTTACGATCGGTAAAGATTACACTATGGCCTTCATGATGTTGAGCCTGGGGCAATTGCAAATACAATTCATTTAAATTCCATTTATTTGCTGCTAGAAAGAAACTGTTCCAGTTAATTTGATCATTGGGCAATCCTTTACCGTATAGGGGGTTGCGTAAATAATCCAGTAAATGGTCTACGGGATTAGCTGACCAATATAGGTCTGTTTCCGCCGCATAGGCTGTAGCTCGATCCGTAACCGGATAGGCAAGATACGCTCCAGTTAAGATTTTACGGCCACGCAGGATAAAGTTAATTCTAGGTATACCACCACTCCAGGGATTAGCTTCGGCTTCGGCTGTGTTGGTAACGGTGGGATAGGTCAATCTAAATGCCACATAGGCAACGCCGCCTAATAGATGTGCACTGGTCCAGGTATTGGTGCCTACTCCGCCCTGAATTAGACTGCTGGGCGTCTGATTGGCCAGGCCGTGAAATGCCTGAAATGTAACAATACCACTGAAACGACCTGTATCTAGGGTATAAGTGCTGCCATGTGTGGTCTCACCAGTCCAGGCCAGCTGATCATCTATATACATACGCTCTATGGCGTCAATTTCGCCTTCCGATAAGGTTAATACTAGATATAGATAACGATTGCTGTCACCACCTGTGCTAACAAATACACGCTGGCCGCCCACTTTACGACGACCATATATGACTGGTATGGCAATGTCAGTGCCCTGTAAATTGTTAATCACAGCACCGTTCTGTGCTACGGCATTGCTGACATTACTGGCACCTTCAAATATGTCGGGATTAATAATGGCTTTTAGTGTATCACCGGCAACTGTGCCAATTACTGCACCACCAATAACACCAGCTAGCACAGCTATGCCTAGGAATGGTGCAGCAAAGAATCCAATAACACCACCAGCGATACCACCAATAATACTACCAAGACTAATCATTGTGTAATCTCCTAGTCAGGACCTGTCCTAGATATCCGAATCCTTGCTCCTGATATAGCATATTGGTGCCAGTGTCTACGGGTGTATAATCGCCAATCATTAGTTCCTGCGCCTGCCACCGCTGTGCCCAGTCAGCCATATAATTCAAGATGGCTATGTAATTTTCGGGGCGGCTTAGTGGGCTTTGTATATACACAAATTCTATGCTGGCCTTAACGCCCTGACTAAAACATAGTGGTGCTAATATGGCAATGGCAAAGCCACGAACCGTGCTGTCATGCGTGAATACAGCCACTTCGGCTTCAGGTCTGATCACTGCAGTTCGTATAAAATTTAAAGTTGTATCCCAGTCAAAACCATAATGTTCACCATATGGACTAGCCATCCAGTATTCTCTGGCTAGGTCTGTAATGTTTTTAAGGTCGCCGGCCACTGCAGTTCTAATCATACACGACCCCAACGCAGATCTGATATCTCTACTGTGCTATATTGGAATCCTAGATCACCGGGAAAATGTCTTTGCTGACTGCCCGTATTGGTTCTGCGTCCTGCCTCACGGTCAAAATCATAGAACTGATTACTGGTATCAAAAGTAACAGTGGTTTCCGACTGACTGTCCTGAATACTGGCACCGGTAATGGTGCCACGATATATTAATACGGGATCCGCAATTAGGGCCAATGAAGTGGTATTGAAGAATTGTTTATAAATTGCAATAGGTCTATGCAAATAGTTGTCACTGAGCGCCACATCCACAAATAAATTGGTGGCTGCACTAAATGTTACATTGACATTGTTTATTCTAAGTTCTGTGCTTTCACCGAAACCACTAAATGCTAGGAAATTGCCCTGACTGATATAGGTCTGACTGCCACCACTGGTCACTGTGCTGGTTGTAATATCCCATAATGCTGTGGTCAAGTATAGGGGCGTATCTAAACCAAATTCCACCAATTCACAACTAATGTAATTGGTTGACTGTAAAGCTGTGGCTACTGCCGCGGTAAAAGTTCGCATTAAAGGCTTTCCTGCAATTTAAGTGTAATTGCACTGGTATCACCCAGTCCAAAGTCATAGGTCTGATTACTATTTGTTAAAAATACTCTAAACAACACATTGTTATAATTTACAGTGGTGCTGGAACCGGTTACTGCAGTTATTAGTCCAGGAAATATATTCAATACGCCAGTGCCACTGCCGTTAAAGCTGACATCATCAGTTAATTGGTATATTTTTGTATGATTGCTGAATGTAATGAAGTCACCGGCAGTAAGTCCCTGACTGGCACTTTGACCAGCTGCAGCGAATGAGGCGCTGGTCCAGGCACTGGTGCAGGTTACGGCAGTGGCACCAGTGCTGGCTGAAGTGCCCACAGTTAGTGTAGCACTAACTGCCTGACTGGCCAACATGGCGGTTACTGTGCCCTGTGTGTCCGAAAATTCCGGTAACTCAATATCAAAATCCAGTAAATTATTGCGCTGTTTAGCTATAAAAGCCATGACCTGTGCTGCTTGTGTGCGCTGCAAACTGCGATACTCACAGTCAAACTGCCAATACTGAGTGGCATATTGTTTGGTTTGACGACGACCACTAATACTTACACTGGTCTGACTGGGTATAACACTGCTCATAGATATTTTAACAAAATCTGTGATGGGTAAGGTGCCTGACATATTGTTGCCTTTATACTGTAGCTCTTCGACCGCGGTCGTTTTGTGCTTGTCTTATCATATTAATTATCATTGGTCGTCGCTCAGCCAGCAACTGGTCAAATCCTCGTGCATCCACAGTGTTCACAGTAAAGTTAATATTGGTAGTGCCACCTAATTGGTTGTTGGGTGTGACCATGCCTCCACCACTGGGTGCAGTTATTAATTCAGGCCCACGCTCACCCACAATATACTGTTGACCTCCCACTATACTGCCGCCCAGAGCTCGACCCTGATAGGTCTGCGACCTAATCTGTGCGACCTGCGCTAGACCTGCAGCTACCACTGCGGCAGCTGCCAATACATTGAATGGCGGAGGATAAGTAGCAAGGGCTTTTGTAGCACCCATGTAAGTATTCATAATGGCATTGGCAATGTTAAATGCCTTGGCTGCTTCAAACGCACGACGGTTATAACGACCTAAACTATCGAATATGGTTGCACCTTGCTGTAGGGCAAATTGCGTTTTTTCCATTTCTGATTTCTGTTCGAATGCAGCTCGTTCACGGGCCATAGCTTTAGCATTTTCCAGCGTGAAACCCTGACGCTGTAAATCCTGCTGAAACATGCTCTGACGCATGGCATTCAGTCGTTCTTGTTGTTGCACTTCTAGATCATAGATCTGTGTTTTTAGTATTAATTCCTGATTGGCCATAGTGAATTGCATATTCATTGTTCTGGCAATATTGGCCGATTGCAATTCGAACATGGTATTTTCAAA